TAAACGCATCAGTTAAACTCTTTTTGCCTTCCCCTTCAATATTAGATATAATAACCTTAAACGGTACATTTTCTTTAGCTTCCTCTAGCATTTGCTGAATGTTTTTCATAACACTAGAGGCAGGAGATTCATTAATTGTTGTTACTGCTTCCTCTTTTATTAGTTTATCTGCTAAAGGCTCTGCTGCTGGTTTACTCTCTTCTAGTTTAACTCCCTCTAGTTTATCTACCTCTAGTTTAATTTTATTCTCTTCTAGATCACCCCCCGGTGGTTTACCCTCTGGTGGTTTACCCTCTGGTGGCTTATTAACATCGAAAGTATCATCTACAAATTCTTGTTGCTTTGCCCTAGGGTTATAAATTTCATCTTGTGTTATATTTTGGGTTTTCTTTAAAGGTAAATAATTCGCTGTAGCTCCTTTGCCTTTAAATAAAGAACCAAGACCTGCATTAATAGTTTTTGTAAATATAGAAGATTTTTCTGTTTCATCTTTATATCTACTCGTTGTAAAATCTGCCATTCTACCTGCAAATTTAGCAATAGCAGACCCACCACCATATGTTTCTTGGTAGGTGGTTATACCTGCTTTTATTTTTTCTCTCTTGTATTGCTCCTCCAGAAGCACTCTTGTTTTCTTGTCAAGATTTTTTTTGTCTCGCTGTCTTTCTAGTTCATCTAAAAAAGAATTATACAATTCTTCTTTTTGTTCATTTATTTTATCATCAGTTATTCCCAGCTGTTTTCTTTTTTCTGCATTTGCCTCTAAATCATTGTATTGATCAACTAAAGCTGCTTTATATCTTTGTATTGCCTTAGAAACATCCTTTGAATCTGCCATCTCCTCGTTAAAAGCAGCCTTACCAGCTCCTTTCATAGCATATGTTAGTTCTCCTCTGAGTCTTTTTTGTTCATCTTCAATTTCTTTATAAAATCGGAGATTAGTAGCCTTAGCCTCTTCCTTATATTTTTCAAGACGGTTCGCGTTATCTTTATCACGAGTTTGTTGCTCTAATTTAAAAGAATTTCTATTTTCTTCTATTAATTTTTTTAAATTATCTATTTCCTTATTATATTCATTTATTACTGCAGGGGTGGGACCGTGTTCTCCCTTCATTTTACTCTCTTCAAACTTTTCAGTTTTCTGTTTAATTTTCTCTTGTAATTTTATTTCTTTGGCATCAGCCTCTTGCCGTTTTTTTTCAAATTCTTCCTGCTTTTTAAAATATTGTTCTTGTTGGTAATTTAATTTCTCCCGGTCTTCTTCCATTACTGTTAAAGATTCAGATAGTTTATCAGTTAGCGCTGCTGTAAGTTTATTAAAGTTGTCCTTTATTGATTCCTTTGAGGTCTTAGCAGCTTCAATAAAATCTCTAATTTCTTTAGATACATCTTTAGGGTCTACTTCTGGGGCGGTATTGTCTAAGACAATGCGAGATTGTCTTTGAGTCTCTTTTAAAGCGGCAGTAACAGCCTCCGCGATAATTTGCACATCTTTAGGGGATAGAGCCATGTAAATATTTATTAAGACAGCATAAACTCTAGTGAAGGATTAAAAACAAAATCTTCTCCTGCTATTTGAAACGTGTTCATTTCTTTAATATCCCTATTTGTTTTTAGCAAAATATCATTAAACCTCTCAATAAGAGTAGCAGGCATGTCTCCAATTAAATCTCTTAAATCTGCAATTTCTTTGTTTTCTGTTATACTTTGATTTAAATATTCGATGTTTTGCAAATACTTAAATATCTCAAGGGATATTATCTCTCCAGGATAGTTATAGTTGTTTTTTAATGAAATTAAATATTCTTTATTTGTTTTTACAACAGTCTGGAAATCGTTCAAGCCGAAGCTAATTTTTAAATTGGTGTCTATAAAAGCAGTTTCATAAGAAGATAAGGAAAAATTTTCCATCTTATTTTTTAAATTTGCTTGGTAATCAGCCAAGGGTAACCCTAAAAAGCTATTTTCTTGAGCCATTTTTATTTGGATAAGAATAAAGTTTTTGTCAAAATATAGCATATCATCAACCTTATCTATGTTGTCTAATATGATTCTATCGGTAATAATGGAATATTTTATAAATTGTTCAAAACTAAAATCCGTAGTAGCGTTTAGATCTAGTAACTCATTATATTGCTTAACTGTTAGAGAGCAACCGTTTACAAAGGTGTTTTTACTTGGGATATAAAACGAATTACCTCTTAGAGATTTTACAATAATTTTAAATAGATCGTTCATGTTATTTTTTATTTTTATCCTGTACACTCTTATTTACTGTATCTACAAGCATATACAATTCTCTCATGGTTATTGACTTTATATGCTCAAAGCTTATGTTAAAGTTTTTGTTAAGGGTGTAGCTTAAACTTAAAAATTCTACTACATTTTCTGAATAAATAAATGTGAGTAAAAACAAAAAGCTTTCATTAGAAAAAGTTAACGGCTTTAAAAAGCTGGACGAAAAATATTCAGAAGCTATGATTTCTGAATTTTTAAGTTGCATTGTTTCCAATTGGTTGTATAATTCTACAGGGAGAGAGGTTAAGGGTATTTCTGATATGATGCTTAGCTCTTTTATTTCTTTGTTAAGTTTTACTGATTTATAGTTAAAAAAGTTACTACAAGATAAATCTTGTGGTATGGTGTATTCGACTTCAAGAGAACCCTCTACAAACTTACCTGATAACTTGAAAATCTTTTCAGTCACCTCATTATAAATCTTAACAAGGCTTATAATTTTAGTTATTTTACTATTACTTTCTGAATTACTATGTATAACGGATGTATCAAAGTTATGACTCAGGATCTTTTGAGAAAGTAAATATAAAAATTTATCAAACGAGTCTAATTTAGCATTTACATTCGAGTATTCTTCAAATTTTAACTGACAAAATATATCAACCCCGACATAATCTCTGTTAGCTAAAAGATAATGAAGATCTAAGCAATCCTGAGTAGTAAATTGCTTTGTAAGTACATCTTTTTTAGTTGAATAAATATTAAAAGTATAGTACGGCACAATTATAGTTATAACTATCCCGTTTAGTTTGCAAAGTGGGTGTGAGTAAGTTCATAACTGGTATAACAAAATGTTGTTCTAGCGGTTTCAAGATTGTTGTTATTGCTTTGGTTGTAATCCAAAGTACTCATATCTTTTGGAAAACAGTTTTTAAACACTATAGTCTTTCTTACTCCCCAAGGATTATTATAATTTGCAATGCCTAAGCCTGCAGAACCATTATTAGCCTGGTTTACTTCTCGTTGCTGTTGGGTATTACCAACACCAGTTCTGGTCATTAAGTAACAGGTTATATCTTGTTTTAAATCGGAAATACGATTGTTACCTAAAACAGCATTATTTCTAGCTATTGTAGAGTAATAAGACATTAAAATAATCCAAGGTCTAATAATATGGTCAATAAAACTCACTGTGCTTTCGTAAAATGTTAAACCAAGCTGTCCAAATAGAGCGCTATTTCTACCACCAGCGAAAGGAACACTTCTAAAACCTCTAACATCCATTTCAGGGACTGAGGAAGTATTAATCTCTCCACCAAAATCAAAGGATCTACAAAAAATGCAACCTACATTTTTAACAAATTTATCAGATTCAAGAGTTTGTTTCGCTAAGTCATTGTTTGCAAAAGTCTCACTTAAATTTCTTAAATTTTGCTCAGTTATTAAATAAGGAATATCAAACTGTACTATCCAGAAACTGTTTATTGGAACTGATGCTCCATATTGGGATAGCGCATCTAAGAATTTCGTATGCGGAGCAGCAATGTTTGTTACTAGGTTTGCGTTAGGTGGAGATACATTAAAACTACCACCAGGTTCGCCCCCGGTACCTACAATTAACCCCTGTAAGAGATCTGCCATGTAATTATTTATAAATTTTACAGTCTACTGCATAAAAAAGCCCTCGGCTTTTTAGCCGAGGGCTTGGGGAATAACTAAAATTAAGGAGCGTCTATAAGACTGTTTGGTGGAATAGTACGGGAGATCTGACTTAACCGTGGGTTCTCTCCTGGAAGATTTTTCTCCCAATACTGGTAAGCGATTTGCGCTGTAAAGTTTACAACATCACCATTACCTGTAGTATCCATTGCAATAGCTCCAACAGATGTTGGGTAAATACCAATTAAGGTATAACTGGTTACAACTGTATCTGGGCTTGAATTGTCGTAAGTGTAGAAAGATAACACATTTGTGTTCCTTACTGTATAGGCACCACCAGAAGTTCTATTATCGAATGTAGCAAAAGAGATGCCTTCGAAGAAGTTTCTGATAATTTGTGGATTGTCGCAATAAAACGTCAAATCCATAGTACCAGCATACTGAGCAGTGCCAGGTACTGAGAAATTTAATCCCATAAATGGTACAGCTACTGAATTGATGGTACGGCTTGGTAATTCAGCTGTCTTTAAATAGATTAGCGAATCTGGTCCGAGTTCAAAGCCTTCGTAAATAAAGCTGCTAACTCTGTATTGGTGATTGCGCAAGAAATCTCTCTCTTGCATCACTCTAAAATAATCTGTAATGTTAAGTGGCATATGTTAAAAATCCTTTATTTGTTTAGATCAACTCGTTGAAGTCTTGATCAGTTCTTGTAGCATAGAAGTTCACCAAGATAAACTCTGCTGCGCGAGTAGGCTTGATGTATATATCAACAATTAATTGATTGTTATCAATTACTGTTGGGGTATTGTTTCTTGCATCACATACGATTAAGAAATCATACATACCTTGATTATTCTTGACAGTATCAAAAACAGGCTTAAGAACATTAATAACGTTTGTTCTTGTAATGAGTGTATTAGGCTCGAATACGAAGTACTTAAGAGTTGTACGGGTTACCTTCTCCAAGTACAAGAACAATCTTCTAACGTTGATACGGTCAAAGGCTGAAGGTGTAGACAACTTAGTCTTTTGACCGAATACTGTGATACCATCATTAGGGAACTTAGTAATTGGGTTAATACCTTGCTTGTATAGCAAATCTCTGTTGCGTTGGCTTGGAGATACTGCAATGTCAAGAACTGGAGAAGTAAACTTACCTCTTGTAAAACCTGCTGGAGCAAACCATGGCGCGAAATTTGAATCATCT